GACGCAGCGATTTTATGAGCTGTGTCCTGAGGCTGTTCGGCCTGAGACGAAATACTCGTCCCGCAAGGAACTGAAGTTCGCCAACATCGACGCCGGCTACATGGTGGCCACGGCGGGCGGTGACGGCATCGGGCGCGGAGAAACGATCACCCACGCCCACCTATCCGAGCTGGCGCACTGGCCAAAAGGGTCCGCGCTGGCCAACTATAACGGCCTGATGGAAGCAATCCCCGACGCACGGGGCACCGAGGTCTATATCGAGTCCACCTCGAATGGTATGAGCGGCACTTTCTATGACCAATGCCAAGCCGCAATAAGCGGCGAGAGTGAGTTCGAGCTTGTCTTCCTTCCATGGTATATAGAGCCTTCTTACCGGGCAGAAGTGCCGGCAGACTTCCGCAAAACGCCGCAGGAAGTTGATTTAGCCGCTCAATACGGCCTTGACGACGGCCAACTGATGTTCCGGCGCAGGAAGATTGCCGGCAAGGGCGAGGACCTGTTCAAACAGGAATATCCGCTGAATGTTGAGGAATCGTTCCTAACCTCCGGGCGACCCGTGTTCAAGCTCGAAAAGATCGACGCGATGCGGAACAAGGCCAAGGCGATGTTCCCTAAGTCTCCCGACAGCGATCTCGGGTGGGAGCCGATCGCCCGCTTGGCGCTCTTCGGAAAGCGTTGGGAAAATGACCCCCGAGGGGACCTCCTCTGCTATCGGCCCCTAGATGAGGCTGAGACATATTACGTTGGCGCGGACGTCGGCGCGGGTGTTCGGAAGGACTTCTCGGTCGCCCAGGTGTTCGACAGCCACCGCCGGCAGTGCGCTGTGTGGCGCTCCGATCGCACCGATCCAGATTACTTCGGCACTGTGCTGGCAAACATTGGCCGCCTCTTCAACGACGCCTTGATAGTCTGCGAGCGGAACAACCACGGCATCCTCACCAACCGGGTGATCCAGAAGGATGAGGGCTACCCGAACTTTTACACAGAGACCGTCGTGGACAAGATCACCGACGTCGAGACCACTTTCGTTGGTTTCTTCACCAGCGAGAAAAGCAAACCCCTGATCATCGACAAGCTCCGCGCGAACGTGCGTGAGGGGAATATCGAGATTTACGACAGGGCCACCTTAGCCGAGATGCAGTCATTCATCGTCACCGACAAGGGCACGATGGAGGCTGAGAAAGGCTGCCACGACGACACCGTAATGGCGCTCGCCCTCTGCGACCACATCAACGAGGGCTTCTATGCGCCCATCATAAACCACGACGCGTGGTATGAAAGGATCGAGTAATGGCAGACAGCGAGGCAGACGAAGCCTTAGTCGCCCGGCTCAGTAATCAGATCGGTCTCGCGGTAGGCTTCTCGGAAAGTAAACTCTCGAAAGAGCGTGAGCTGGTCATGAAGTTCTACAACGGCGAGCGTCCCTACAAACTGAACGCGGGGGACACCAACTATGTGTCTTATGACGTTTGGGACGCGGTCGAGAGCATGAAGGCCCAGCTCCTTGAGGTATTCTCAGGGAACAACCAGCCGGTCAGCTTCTCCCCAGTGAACGGTGAGGATGCCCAGGCCGCGCAGGTCCGAACAGACTACGCCACACACGTCCTGTTCCGCCAGAACCCCGGCTTCCAGATCATGCAGGACACGATCGACGACGGCCTTCTCGGTCGCGCGGGTGTCGTTAAGGTGTGGTGGGAGCAGAAGAAGACGACGAACTTCTATGACCTGAGCGAGACCACTTACGCAGAGGTGTCCTCCTTTATCTCGCAGAACCCCGGCGCAGAGATCACGCAGGTGGAGCCTAAAGGCAGCGACAGCGAGACGTTCAAACGCGTCCGCCTGCGGGTGCCTAAGGATCGTTCTCAGGTCCGCATTAAGGTCCTTCCTCCCGAACAATTCGGTGTGGCTCCTATGTCGGAGGATTTGAAGTCTTCGGATTTCTGCTTCCACCGTGAGCCGCGCACCGTTTCTCAGCTGATCAAGGCCGGCTACGACCGCGCCATCATCACCGCCCTCCAAGACACCGACCGGTTGTGGCTCTCTCAAGAGCCCGAGCAGATCGAGCGTTGGCAGGAGACGGACGATATGATCGGCGTCCGTGGTCTGGAAGAGCAGCAGCAGAGCGCGCGCCAGATCATGGTCTATGAGTGCTACATGGAGATCAATGAGGACGGGGACGACGATACTCCCGTCAGCCAGCTCTACAAGATCACCATGGCCGGCGACCGCATCCTCGACAAAGAGCCCGTCGATCGGAAGCCCTTTATCGTCTTCACGCCCCTTCCGCGCCCCCATGCGTTTTGGGGGACGAACTACGCGAAGATGCTGATCCCGACGCAGAACGCTCGCACCTACCTCACGCGGTCGATCATCAACCACACGCTGATCACCAACAACCCCCGCCTGCAGGTCGTCCGTGGCACCGTAGAGAATCCTCGGGAGCTGATGGAGAACCGCATCGGCGGCATCGTGAACGTCAAGCGCGCCGACGGCATCGCTCCGATCCCGCAGTCAGGCCTGAACCCGTTCGTGTTTCAAACGATCGAGTTGCTCGACAGCGACAAGGAAGAGATCACCGGCATCAGCCGCCTCAGCCAGGGTCTGAACAAGGACGCGATCTCGAAGCAGAACAGCCAGGGGATGGTCAATGACCTGATCTCGGTCAGCCAAATCCGCCAGAAGATCATCGCCCGGAACTTCGCTGAGAACTTCCTCCGTGATCTCTACATGATGATCTATCAGTTGGTGATCGAGAACGAGAACCGCCAGAAGGTCATTCAGGTGGGTGGTTCGTGGACCCCGATAGACTTCACGCAGTGGCCCGAAGACACCGAGATGGAAGTCTCGTTCGCCCTCGGCTACGGCGATCAGGACCGCGAATTGATGAAGTGGAAGTCCCTCGACTCCTACTTGTCGAACGACCCCATGCTGAAGATCGCCTATCCGCCGGCGAAGCGTTACAACGTCGTGAAGAAAGCGATGAACGCAATGGGCATCAAGGACGTCTCGGATTACATCCTCTCGCCCGACCAAGTCCAGCCGCCTCCTCCCGACCCCATGCAGGAAGCCGACCTCGCGGTCAAACACGCAGACGCCAAGGTCAAACTGGCGAACGCGGAGGCCGCCCAGCAAGGTGCTCAGTTGGCGCTCGCAGAGAGCCAGCAGAAGGCACAGGACGCCCTCGCTAAGATGCACCTTGAGACGCAGCGTATGCTCTCGGATCAGCAGCTTAAGCAGGACCAGTTGGCGCATAAGGTCGCCATTGACGCCATTGAGACTCAGCTTCAGGTCCAGGCAGCCGCCGACGCCAAGCTGTCTTCCATGGCAGAGCCTACCCGCTGATTAGCTACCAGCGGACGTCTGCGGCCGGGGCCACCGCATTAACAAGCCCCACCCTCTGACACAGGAAACCTAATGATCGGACCCGATCCCGAGGTCGTTCTGAAACGCGGCATGGCCTGCACAGAACTCCTCAACAACGCTACGTTTCTCTCCGTGATCGACGAGGTCTCAAACTTCCACCTCACGGCCATGATCCGCAGCCCCGCCGGCCCGTCCGGTGCTGACGCGCGGGAATATCACCACACCCTCCACACCGCAGTCGCGGAGATTGGTCAGCAGGTTCAGATGTGGGCGCAAGCCGCTGACCAGCTCCAGGCCTTCTTAGACGCCGACGCAGATAAGGACCCCGAACTTGACGACTGAGACCTATGACGACGTCGATGGCGGCGAAGACAACGGCGCGGCTGCTTTCTTCAACACGTCGGCCCGCTCCGAAGATGGCGCGCTGACGGCCCCTGACGGCACTACCGACGCCCGGCTGGCTGCCCCAGCGGAAGAGGACGCCATCGCCCTGGCGAACGATCCTGAAGGTTCTGTGGCGGAACCTAAGACCCCCACCCCGGCCGACGACGACGCCGAGCTGGAATGGGGCGAGGGGACGGCGAAGAGCAAGGCCAGCTTGAAGGCGCTCAAAGAGGCGTATGGTAAGCAGTCTGAAGTCGCCACGCGCGCCGCCGAGGTTGAGGCCGTCCGCGCCACCTCTCTGGAGCGCACCGCGCGCGCTGAGACGGCACTGAAGGCGATGGTCGATAAGGCCACCGCGAAATGGGCCCCGTATGCCCAGCTTGATTTCCTGGCACTGAGCCGCGATCCGACGATCGACCAGGAAACCTTCGACCAGCTCCGCAAGGACGCTTCGGAGGCTATGGCGGACTACAACTACCTCACCCAGGAACTGAGCCGCACCACGGCATCGCGCCAGGAGGAAGCCAACGCCGGCATCCGTGCGCGCGCCCAGGCCACCCTGGTTGCTCTAAAGGACCCCGTGAACGGCATCCCCGACTTCACGCCGGACCTCTACACCAAAATGGTGGACCACGCTGTGGCCGCCTATGGCGCTCCGAAGGACATGCTGCTCACCCAGGTCGATCCCTGGGCCGTGAAGCTCCTGCACGACGCCATGCAGTTCCGCACCGGCCGGGCGAAAGCCGTTGAGCAGGTCGTGAAGGTTCAGAACCGCCCGACAAAGGTTCTGTCCCCTGGCGCGTCCGCTACGTCCGCCAGCGAGGCGAGCGATCGGAAGTCCGTCATCGACCGTCTCCGTTCCAGTAGCGGAACCCCCGACGACGCCGCCGACGCGTTCTTTGCGACCTCTCGTCGCGCAGCTTAACTCCACCTCTCCACACTCTAAGGACTACATATCGTGACCATCAGCGGCACCATCTCGACTTATGACATTGTTGGCATCAAGGAAGACGTCAGCAACATCATCACCAACATCAGCCCGACCAAGACGCCGTTCCAGTCGATGATCGGCAGCGAGGGTTGCACCAACACCAACCCGCAGTGGCAGGAAGACAGCCTGATCAACCCGGCGTCGAACGCGGCCATCGAAGGCGCGGATGCCGGCACTGCGGTTGCGCAGGCGACCGTGATGCGGAACAACAGCACGCAGATTCTGACCAAGACCGCGAAAGCGTCTGGCACTGCGGACGTCGTTCGGAAATACGGCCGCGACAAGGAACTCAGCTACCAGCTGGGCCTGCGCTCCATGGAGCTGAAGCGCGATCTGGAGTTCGCCCTGGTTGGCACTGGCCAGAACCAGGTGGTCGGCAGCGACAGCGTTGCGCGTATGTTCGCCGGCTATCAGGCGCAGGTTGCGGCCAGCTCGACGGTGACGAATACCGCCAGCCCGCTGACCGAGGCGAACGTGCTTACCGTTGCACAGGAGTGCTACGTGCAGGGTGCCGAGCCGAACATCCTGATGGTGAAGCCCTCCGACGCGCCGAAGATCGCGCTGTGGAAGAGCGGCGTTGCTCCGGGTGGCACCGTTGCCCGCACCGACCGTGTTGAGAACAGCACGAAGAAACTCTACAACGTGATCGACGTCTACGTGACGCCGTTCTCGGAAGAGGGCCTGAAGGTGGTGATCAACCGCTTCCAGCTGGCCACCACGGCGCTGATCTTCGAGACCACGATGTGGAAGAAGCTCGTGCTGCGTAACTGGTTCCGCGAGACCTTGGCGAAGACCGGCGACAGCACCAACGTGCAGATCGTGGGCGAGTTCTCGCTGAAGCACCGTAACTACGCCGCCTCGGGCCTGATCACCGGCCTGAGCTAACACGAAGCCGCAAGGCTGCAACTAAGGGGGGCACCTTCGGGTGTCCCCTTTTCTTTTTCCAGAGGTAGCCATGCTGTTTCGTCTTTCTACTGCTTACGACATCGCGCTGTCGAGCGCGTCCACTCTCGGCCCCCATTTGATCCCTGTTGGCTGCCGCGAAGTGCGCCTGACGGCGACGGGCGACTGCTACGTCAAAATCTCAACCACTCCCGTGGCGGTAGCGGGTGCCTGCACGCTCGTGCGCGCCAACCAACCTCCCCTCATCGCCATCGTCACTCAAGGCGACCAGATCGCGGTGATCGAGGCTACGGGTTCCTCGGGTGTCCTCAACGTCACGGAGCTGACCAAATAATGCAACTCATAGACGCCACCACAAGGTTCTTGACCGACGCCGCCGGCCGCATGGTCATCCACCGGAAGACCGACATCGACAGCGCGTTCCTGAGCGATCTTTCCGACGCCCGCCTCGCCAGCAGCGCCCCATGTCGGTCCCGCGAAATGGAGCGCGTATGCTCTGTTCCGACCATTCTGGCCGACAAGTGGCTGAACGAGGGCTTTAACATTTACGAGGCGAAACCACGCGACATCCTCGCGCGCCTCCGTAGCGAGGGCTATGAGGCCCTCATCACGACCAGCAAGAACGTCTAGGAGCCAGCGCCGTGTCTTTCAATTCAGTAGTGGCGTCGTTCACCACGCTACTCAACCGCAATGACTGCACAGCGGCGCAGGCGAACCTCTTTGTCCAGCAGGCGATGAACCGCATCCAACGCGAGGTGCGGCTCCCCTGCATGGAACGCCTTCAGGTCATCACCTCCACGGGGTCGCTCTCGCAGTTCCCCGTCCCGAACGATCTTCTGATGCTACAGGACATTCTGGTTCCAGGCGCTAATGACGGCACGATGCGGCCCCTGAAGAAGGTTCCATACCGACAGCTCGTTCGGATGGCCCCTACGGCGTGGCCCACCTCCTATGCGCGCTTTCAGAACCTGTTCTTCATTGCGGGCGCGGTCGCCGCCGGCACTCCGGTGCAGGTCCTCTATCATGGCCAGTTCACCGCGATCAGCGATCCGACGCAGGATAACGAGATCACCGCGTCCGAGCCCGACATGATCGTCTACGCCGCCCTCAGCTATGCCGGCGACTATTTCGAGCACCCGAACACCGATCGGTGGGAGTCGAAATACGAAGGCATCCGCGAAAGCCTTAAGTCCTTGGCCGAGGACCTCGAAATGAACGGCGGCCCGGCTGCGGTGCAGTCTATGTATAACACTGACTGCGACGGAGAGTAACATGAGCGGGACACTACAAATCATCGAGTTCAACTCGGGCCTCTTTTCTTCCGAGGCTAGCGGAAGCTCAGGCGTTGATCTCCAGAACCTTCTGGCCACAGTTCTTGCTGCTGAGGCTGCTTGCCAAGCCGACGTGGTCACCTGCAACGCCGACGTGGCTTCGATTAGCGGGTCGCTGACGGCCGTTGTTGCTGCCGGCGCGAGTGCCTTAGGGTCGATCACCACGGCCACTACAGCGGCCACCTCAACGCTTGCTGCGGCTGTCGCTTCGGCCACCTCAACGCTCTCTGCGTCCACTGCGGCGGCTGCGGCTTCGGCCACCTCCGCGATGGTATCAGCGGCCACGGCTGCGACGGCTGCGACGGCC